TTTGCGGTTATAACCGTCTTTTTTCCCATATCTTTGGGAATACTTCATAATGTTACCAATACAAAATCCTTCACCATGTCCTGAGTCCATGATAAATTCAGTTGCCTGGAACTTGTTCTGTGAGTAGTGTTCGCCATAGGTATCATCAATGTACTTTTTGAGCTCATTGATGATACGGTCTTCACTATACTTGTATTGAATAGTGGTTGTTTTCAATTAATAATACTATCTAATTCAAAGAATTTATTTAAAGAAGCTGAAGTATTATTTTCTTTATAATCAATAAGTTTTTGGTCATTCACACCAAAAATAATTAATTCACCCTCATCTTCACATAGATTAAATACATTAGCTGGTAAAGCACCAACAAGTTTAATTGGAGAATCTGTGGGTTGTTTTCCAGCAAAAAATCCAAAACTTGCTTGTGATAATTTTAAATAGTATTCATCAATAAAATCTAAAACTTTATCAACATAAGATTTCGCTACATCTTTGCCTTCTAATCTTCCAGTGTGTAAAATAATATGAATTTCTTTGCCTGGATTTTTTTGTGCTAAAGCAGCAGCACCAAAAATAACTTTAGATGGGAAATCAGATGAAACTACATAATATAAAATATCTTTAGTATTTTTATATCCATTTAAATTTAACCAATTTTCACCTTGTTTATCACTCCAAGCAATTAATTGTAATCCAGCATTTATATTACCACGTTCTTGATGAATAGTAGAAGCCATTGTGGTAATTTTTTTTGATGTGAAACATGTAGCATTAGTTTTTAACCAAGATTCAATTGAATCATAGTCTGCTTCTAATGTGCCACGGTCAATTTTCTTTTTACCAATATCAACCCAATCATCCATTAGATTTGGACTAGAAACAACAGGCTGATTAAGTAATAAACCAAAATTATCAATAGCATCATCTTGTAATCTGGTTGAATTTACATATTCACCAGTAAACTCATAAACATTAACAGGCACATTTTTATGCTTATAATCGTCAATAAGAATTTTATTTCTTGATCGACCATTTAATTCAATTAATTGTCCATTAATCAAAACCGCAGAAATAGGTTTATCTGTTAATCCTAAATTATATCCAACTGAGATACTATGTGCAAGTTTACTTATATCTGGATTTCTTCCATTCTTTCTAACTGGTTGTCTACTACCAGCACCAGTTCTGACGAAAGTAGATGATGATGCCAATATAGTCTCTTTGAATTTAAGACCTTTAGGTAAAGAGCTTGTTGTACCATCATGTGGTATATAATATTGTGGATAAGCATCTGTATTAAGTAAAGATATTATCCGATTTAATTCTTCTTCACTAAATGATCCGTGTTTAACAATACGTTTAATCAAATTCATAATATAAATAACTCCTATAATTTACCAGTATATTGTGCAACAGCAGGCATGTTACCACTAAAGGCGTATGTGCCGATGTGTTGCGTTTTCATCCATGGGCATAGATAGATTGTTCCACCCATCTTGCGCCACATTTGACAGAACATATAATCTTCGGAAAGATATCGTTCTGAACCACCACCTGTGATACTATCTTTTGTATCGATAACAGTATCAAAGTAAGCGTGAATATAACGTGTACCATCAAAGTTGGCTTGACCAACATGATCTGGTTTGTATTTGATAGATGGATATTCGACTTCCATTTTCTCAAACACTTCACGTTTCACCAACATGAAACCTGTACCAATTTCCATAACTTCAAGAGGTTCTGTTACTGTAAATTGTGATGTACCTTTTACAACATTGAAAACGTATTCACCTACAAGTTGTTCAAGTTCTCTTGGTTCCATATCAGGATGTGAGCGAGCAGCTGCTGCAACATTACCCCAATTGATTGATTTCTTAGGATAAGGTCCGCCAATAACGTCTTTATCTAAGGCAAGAAGTGCTAATACATCTTGTGGATTATAATGAATATCAGAATCGATAAACAAAAGGTGTGTATAACCAGAACGGAGAAATTCATCTACAAGGTAGTTTCTTGCTCGAGTAATTAGAGATTCATTGAATAGGAATGAAAACTTAGTTTCAACCCCATATTTTGCCATTGTTGTTTGTAAGTCCAATGCTGACTTGACATAAAGACCATGTGACATGCCACCGTACATAGGTGTGGCAATAAACAGTTTGTTCTTTTTTAGTTCTTCGACTTTAACTTGTATTTCCATAATATATCCATAAAATAAAAAGGGGGAGTAATATTATATATATCACTCCCCCTAAGGCTACCTAAGGTATATTAGGCGAAAGCACGTTCACCTTGTGAACGGATTGCTTGAATGCCAGCAGCGACAATGCGCTTTGTTGGTGTTCCAAGGCGATAGAAAGAAACTTTCTCACCACTTGATGTAACACGGCTGTTCAAGTAGATGGCATTGCCATCGTTACGCAACTCATTGATAGTTGCTGATGGGTTTGCAACACCGAAAACACTCTGCATCTTAGTAGGTGTTAAGGTGTTGTAAGAACCCGATTTTGACAAATATGCCAATACTTTATTTTTTGCACTCATTATGAATACTCCAATTTTAGTCTCTCAAAAAAAGAACATCTGAGAGGAGACTGTTCTCTCAAATCAAATAATATTATAACAGAAGCCGTGCTAGTTGTCAACACTTAGCACGGCAAATCTTTCAATTAGAAAGGAACTTCGTCACTTGTACCTGTTTCTTCAATAGGTATTACATCAACGGCATCAAGATTAATACCAGCATCAACTTTGGTATACAAGTCAAGGAAGGATGCCTTTGTATCTTCATCAAAGCGATTCAAGCAAAGGCCAATTGCCTTCATCTTATCACCAAAGATACCGAAAGTGGAAACAATATGCACTAAACGGCGAGTGGAAATCACTTCATCACATCCACCGTCAGCGAATGTTTTGCGAATGGCATCTGCCCATGTAACGAGTTTTTCAGCAAAATCATCATCTGCACGACCGGCAGATTCTAATTCTTTCTTCATAATCTTACGTTCAATGTTAACTGGCGGCCATTGTTGTTCATAAGTATTTGGGAATCGTTCAAGGAACGCCTCATTCAATACGTTAGTAAACATATAACGACCATCATCTGAACCTTTACCTTTAGTATTTGCAGTAGCGAATACAGTAAATCCTAATGCAGGTGTAATCAATTCACCTTTCTTTTTCAACATGAAAGGTTTGCCTTCAAGCACACGTTGCAATGAAGCAAGATTCTGAGCACCGTAATCAATTTCATCGATACACAAAACAGCACCTTGACGAGCAGCCGTTGTAACAGGACCGTCACGCCATTCCATATTGCCATTAATCAGAACATAGTTACCAAGTAAATCACCTTCATCAGTTTCAGGTGTCATGGAGATACAAATGAATTTACGTTTAGCCTTAGCACATGCCTGTTCAATAGACATTGTTTTACCGTTACCAGAATGACCAGTAACAAAGACAGGAAAGAATTGTTGTGATTTTACAATAGAAACAATATCTTCAAAGTCACCAAAGGGCACATAATTTTTATATGCAGAAGGAACTAAATTTATAGAATCCAAATCTGTAGCGATGTTGGAAATTTTACTTGAAGATTTATCTACAGGTTTAATCATAGGTATAACTTGAGCTTGTAAAGCAATTGTTGAAGAAGGAACACGATACATTCCTCGAGCAACTCTGTTTGATTCATCTTTAGTGAACCATTGGGCACTACGGATGCCCATTTTTTGACATAGTAGTTTAATTTCGGAACGACTTACTTCGGACTTACCGAGCGCTTGTAGATTAGAAATAAACTTATCACGAATTTCAACACGATTTGACATAATATAAAAAAGACCTTTGTTAATCAGATGGTACCATTATAACACAACTACAACAGAAGTCAAGCCCCTGTTGTTTTTATGCAACACTTATACAGCAATACCTTGAATGAATTTAGAGACTAAAACACGGTTAACTTGTTTACCGCGGTTGAATTTCATAAACGCATTTTTCAATTTATTAGCTGTGACTTTTCCTTCAATTTCAATTTCTTCTTTGTCAACAACAAGGTTATCACCACCAGCAATCATAAAGAAACTGGTATAATTTTTCTTGTTAGAAACAATGAATTTTTCACTTCGAAACTTACTTTGAATTTTCCTGCCGAGGTCGTAACCAGCAATTCGATCCGTGTTTTGAACTTCACGGATTGTAAGTCCATTTTCATTAACATACATTCTTTCGATTGCATGTTTTGCCCGACCCTCAATAATATAAAAACCAAACACTTTAGAATGAGTGGTTTTATTAAACCAACTCAAAACG